AAGGCCTGGGTAGGAGGGAGGGTCCCCGTCTTCTACCTGGTCGAAAACAACTCCCTGCAGGATCCATTCTATGAGCAGGTCTTCCTACCTCTTATCCGAGAGGAGAACCAGCAGCGGGGAGAGAGCCTCTTCATCACCGGAGACGCCAGGCCGAAGACAGACAAGGCCTCACGTATCGAAGCAAACCTTGAGCCCATTGACAGGAATGGCGCCTGGCTGTTCAATGAGGATGAGGCGGACAATCCCCACATGAAAGAGCTGCTGGACCAGTTCAAACTCTTTGAGATGACGCTTCCATATCCGGCCGACGGTCCGGACTGTGTAGAGGGCGCAATAGCGGAGATCAACCGGCGTACTGCCATAATTACAAGCCAGGTTGATACGATATCAAGGGCTGACCTCATCGACAGCTCAAACAGGATGTAAGTCCCTTTTAAATGCCGATTAAACATTATTTATATGAGCCAATTCATCACACTCGACGATTACGATGCCAGCATCCACCGGGAGATCCTGGACGCTTTGCTTAGGCACGACAGTGAGCTGTCAGACTCCGCTATCATAGAGATCTGCGAGGATAGAGCCATCGAAGAGATGCGCAGCTACCTCGACAAGTTCTATGACTGCGAGGCCATCTTCAACGCACGGGGTGCAGACCGTAATCAGCTGGTCCTAATGATGGCGCTGGACATAGCCATCTATCACATCTTCTGCCAGCATAATCCTTACAAAATGTCCAAGATCCGGGAAGACCGTTACAACCGGGCCGTAGAATGGCTGAAGGCAGTAGCTGCCGGGAAGATTACCATTGCCGATGCTCCGAGGCTGCCTGAGGAAGAGCAGGCACATAATTCCCCTTGGCAGATCCACTCGGAAGAGCTCCGTCCGACACACTTTTAACAAACACGCAATAATATGGAAGAGACCAAAAGACGCGGCCGTCCTGCCGCAAAAAAGGAAATAATCTCCGCCGGTCCGAGCGAAATACTGCCGGGCCAGCAGAATCCCACAATCATACTCCAGAGTCCGGAGCTGTTTCACTTCAACATAGCCAGGTATATGGCGTCGCTGCAAAGTGCCAGCGCCATAGACTTCTACAACCGTACCGAGCTCTACGACATCTATCACTCCATAATCACTACCGACGGCCATCTCTCCGGTATCATTCAGAAACGCCTGAGCGCCGTAGCCCGTGAGCGCTTTGAATTCCAGCGGGACGGCAAGCCGGTGGATGAGGTGAATGAGCAGATAAAGAGCCCCTGGTTTCGCGCCTTTATCAAGGAGGCCGTAAACTCCAAGCTCTGGGGCTTCACCCTCTGCCAGTTCAAGAGAGATGAAAGAGGCTGGATCACCTTCGACCTTATCGACAGGAAGCACTTCGATCCGGTCAAGAGGCAGGTGCTTCTTTATGAGACAGACGTGGAAGGCGTGCCCCTTGACGCCTTCGCTAATTGCCTGGTCATTTGCGACAATCCCCGAGGCCTTGGCAGTCTTGCAACTTGCGCTCCCTATGCGCTCTACAAGCGAGGAAATCTCGGTGACTGGGCCCAGTTCTGCCAGATCTTCGGGATGCCCATCCGTGAATACACTTACACGGCCGGGGACGAAGAGGCTCGCAAGCGTCTTCTTAAGGACGCCGCCAAACAGGGCGCAAACGCCGTCTATATCCATCCAGAGGGCTCGGCTATGACATTGCACGAGGCGCAGGGAAAGAGCGGGACAAACGACCTTTATGAGCGCTTTACGGCCAACTGTAACGACGAGATGTCCATTGCCATCCTCGGCAATACCCTTACGACCAAGTCCGACACTAACGGAACCCAGGCCCTTGGCACCGTACAGGCAAAGGAGCAGCTGAAGATCACTGACGATGACGTGCAGTTTATCCTGGATCTGCTCAACTATGATATGGCAGATATCTTCGCCGCCCTGGGCGTGAATACCGAAGGCGGAGAGTTTGTCCGGGTAGAGCAGAAATACCAGGACAAGCAGGTCCAGATCAACGTAGTCTCCAAACTCAAGGAGATGGGCCTGCCCATGTCCGACGATTACCTGTATAAGACCTTCGACGTGGAAAAGCCGGAGGACTACGACTCCAGGAAAGCCACCATAGAGGCCGAGAAAGCCGCTGCCGCAGAGAGAGCGAGGGTAATTGCAGAGCAGCTTAACAAAGAGCCTACAAACGAAGAAAAAGAGCGCTTTTTCGACAAGTTCAAACGTTTTTTCGGCATAGCCCCGCAGGACGGGGCGTCCAAAGAAGAAGCTTTGCCCTTCTATTAGACCGGCAATACCGCTGCACCTGTCCTGTCTGCAGCACAGGCGGAAGTTTCCGGAATGAGTCAGCACAGATAGGAGTCACCTTCAGTCCCAAAGCACTGGCCGACGGACTACGCGCTATCTATAACAAAGAGATAAATGTGCAGACCGAGATAGAGCGAAGCATCTTCGATGAGACACTGCGCCTGTTTAATATAGCCGCAGCGCAGGGCCTCGCAGAGAGCATAGACCCGGACGTCATCACTGACCGCTTCCTGTATGAGCTGCGCACCAATAACGCGGTTTTCTCTGCCTTCAAAACACACCGGATGCAGAATGACATCGCGGCGCAGCTGATTGACCCTAAGACCGGCCAGCTCAAAAGCTTCGACCGCTGGAAGCTGGACATCAAAGGAATGACGGACCATTACTGCCACCAGTGGCTCCAGACGGAGTATGACACCGCTGTCATACGCGCCCACCAGGCGGCTGATTGGAAGCACTTCCTGGATGAGGCGGAGGTGTTCCCCAACGTGCGATGGATGCCTACCACCTCCATCACTCCGGACCCGCTGCACCAGCACTACTGGGAAAAGAAGCTCACTCTTCCGGTGAATCACCCCTTCTGGCAGGATCACCGCCCAGGTGACCGCTGGAATTGCAAATGCAGCCTGCAGCAGACCGATGAGCCGGTGAACGCCGAAGCCCTGGATGGCTACACGCCTCCGCTCCCCATGCCCGGCCTGGATAACAACCCGGCCAGCGATGGAAAACTGTTCAGCGACACGCACCCGTACTATACCGAAGCCTATCCCGGAGCCCAGGAGGCCGTGGAAAACTTCCTGAAAAAGCGCAGCCCTTCCAGTATGCGCAGGACGGAAGCCGAAAAGGCCGATATCATGCGCAGATGGGAAGAGCGGAAAAGCATTCGCGAAAACGAGAAGGCCTTTTCAAAAGAAATTGGGCTGCCGGTTCCCAAAAAAACCATGACTTTTGAAGAGGCAAATAATGGCCGTACAAACCCCAATTATTTGAAGGATAAAAGGTGCCAGATAAATTGCCAGTCATGTGTTGTTTCTCATGAGCTACGCATGAAGGGGTGGGATGTTGAAGCACTGCCTAATTCGTGGGGAGAATTTCAAAAAATTCTAGGTATGAGACCACAAGATGCGTGGATTGACAGAAGCACTAATGCAGCTCCCAAAGTCACTGGTGTCACCGGAAAGACCTATAAGGAAATGCTTCAAGCTTTCCTGGAAGGAACACAGAAACCAGGAAGATACCATCTTGCTTTTAATTGGAAGAAAGGCGATGCCCACATTATTACCTTTCAAAGACTTGAAGACGGAACAGGATTCTTCTATGATCCACAAGAGCCTGTATATCTCGGATTCGGAGGGAAAAAGACAGTTGAAGAATTTTCCGAATCTACAGCAAAGATGATAAAGGCTTCTGCATACCTTCGCTATTATCGGGTAGATAACTGCAATATTAATTTGGAAATTGCATCAAAAGTAGTCAAGAAAAAAATATGAAAATAAAACAACTTCTGAAGGGACTTGGATTCGATAAAGCAGAAGAGGTAGGAAACTGGAACGGATTAAAAGTATCTGTCGCAACCACTAAAGAAAATATGTGTGTTGGGCTCCCACAGTTTATTTTGACAGACGAGAAAAAGAATGACTCTCGTTGGGCGGATCCAGAAGAAACAATTTCACTAATGTACGTTTTTTGTGTATAGCAATGCCCGCTCCAGACATAGAGAAGATGATCCAGGAAAGCCTGGAAGACCTAAAGAAGCTTTACCTGCGTAAGCTGCCCGTCAGGGTAGGTGTCGCGGTGAGGGATTCCGTGCGCCAGAACTTCCGCCAGGGCAACTTCTACGGCAGTAACCAATGGTCTGCACCTCTGCGCGTCCGTCTTGGCTTCCGCGGAACAGCCGGCCAATATGGCCCGCTGCTGTCCGGAGATGACCACTTGATGAACGAAACAAGCTACGAGGCTCTTCCGGGGCGCGTGATAATCCGCAATAATGAAGTCTACGCTGCAACACATAACGACGGCGATGAAATAACCGTTACAGAGCGCATGAGGGGTTTCTTCTGGGGTAAGCACCGGGACGAAAAAGAACGTCTTGGCAAGAATTCCCCGGAGGCCGAATTCTGGAAGCGTATGGCCCTCAAAAAGCCCGGCAGCAAAATTCGCATCCCGCAAAGGCATTACCTGGGCCCAAGCCCGGCCGTGGATAAGCTGGTGCAGGACATCATCAATAAAGAATTGCAGCAATTCATAAATACTCATTCAAATGGAACATCTACTTGAAAGCCTTATTGAGCTCTTTGGCCTCCAGATGCCGGAGCTCTGCACTGTTGACGAAGACTACGGTCAGCTGGAGATGATCAACCAGCAAAACCGGGACACATACCCACTGACCTTCCCGGCCGTGCTTATTGACGCACCTGACGTGATGTGGAGCAATATCGCCGGCCTTTCCCAGAAGGGCATAGCCACCGTCCGCGTGAAGCTGATTATCGACTGCTATGATGACACCCATTACGGCTCAACCACCACCGACCGCATAGCCGATAGGGCAGCTCTGCGCAAAAAGGTGCACAAGCTGCTGCAGGGCTATCGTATCGAAGGCGTCACGGAGCTCTCTCGCACAAATTCCCGCTTCTATACATGGGATCACGGCATAAAGGTCTATGAGCAGACCTATACGGGCGTAGTCACCGAAATAATCAAGCCGGAGACCGAACCTGTCAAGGCGACTCCGAAGGTAACAATCGGGACTACTCTCAAATAATAATACCCCGCCAAAGAGAAAATCTTTCGCGGGGTATTCACTTTTTTGTTAAGTATTGATGTCGTCAGTATTCGCCAAGGACTTTGATAAACGTGAAACAGGAGCCTCCTTCCCCTATGTTCAGCCAGAATACACCATCCAGCCCATAGCAAAAGCGACAATTTACCCTCTTCCAGCGGGAATACTCTTCGGCTAACATATCCTGGTAACGATTCAGCTCTGCCAGGACATTATTAAAGTCAGCTTTATATACAAGGCGATGCAATAATAGCACGCGGGCCCTATTAAATAATGCTGACTCCATGTTTGTGCGGCCTGAAGGAGAGATACAGTTTGAGACAAAAAACTGCTCATTGTGCTTATCTTCCATTGTGACAATAATCTAAGAATTCAAAGATGATCCGGCATAAAGGACAGCATCTCTGCCGTGATGGACGGAGTCTTCGGAGGTCTCTTTAGAGCGGCATTCCGACGAAGCTCCGTCTCTCCTATGTGCTGCATCTTCCGGAGGATGTTCAGAATGGTCGCCTCTGAAAGGAAAAACTCTTCCTCTGAGAGCTGACGTAAAGCGTCATCGCTGCGAAGGCGCTGTACCTCCGTCCAGTAGTAATATCTGGCGCAGATCTTCTTATTTCGTTTGGCTATAAGCCTGCTGTCTCTCTTGCGTCTCATTCTGAACTACCTCCATTATTGTTTAGGATTCGGTCATTCCGAGGGGAATAGCCTCCCAGTCCTTCACTACCTGAGTTTCAGGATCTATCCTGCGTACTTCGCAGCGGATATATGTCCTGCTGATAACCGGACGGTATGCCGCTTCGATAATCCGCACGCCTTCGATAAAGCGGGGATCTCCGCTCTCGTCGGCAAGCTTATGCAGGCGTACCACGCGGGATGCCTTCAGGGCTCCGGCAGCGTTACGGGCAAGCAGGCTCATCACCATCTTGACAAGCTGCTGTGAGCCGTTATCCTTGGCAAGGCCCTCGATATAGCTCTTGACAATGGTGATTCCTTCCTCTACCGTGTCATCGTAGCCGTCGGTCTCATAGACGCCGATGGTAATACGCTTATCGCCGGCCTTATTGGTGAAGGTGTGTGACTTCGGCATTTCCTTCCCGTCGATGTCCAGGAGCTCCGCCTTCAGGGACTGCAGGGCAGAGAATTCGTCAAGGACTTCCGACTTCTTTTTCTTGATGCTCTCTGAGAGCGGAGTGAGTTTCTTGACTGCCCGATTGATAAAAGCTTCGGACTTCTCGGAATAGACGTCGCGGAGCGCCGCAATACGGGCCTCCGCCTCTTTCTTTGCCTGCTCGGCCTTGAAAGCCTGGTAAGCGGCAAACTCTTCGGCGGTCATCTCCACCGAGTGAGGTGCAGGGGTGTTCTTATCCATTTTTGCGAGTATTTAATAGTTTTTTTCTGACGTTTTTACGGCCAAGCATATCGTAAACCTTCCTGATTGCATTCCGCTCATTCAGCGCCTGGACATACAGGCAGAGCTCTCTTGCGCTTACCCTGGTCTTCACTGACGGAGTTCCGTCCAGGCCTATGGATATTTCTTTCGTTTGAGAGGCCCTCCGGAGCTCTCCGGTAGTCAGGTCGTACTCAAAGAGGATAAGCCCAGGAATGCGCTTTTGTGAGCCAATGAGGCGGAATTCCTTCCGCTGCTCGGCTACCAGCTCCAGCGCATCCTGGCGAGACAATTCGGGGACAATATGCTTGACCATATAAGAAGGACCGTTAAAGGGTGACCAGGGCCGGCTTCACGGCACAAAGAGTATAACCCCGATGGCGAAGCTCCGCCGCCAGGACATTGTCAGGGATGAGAGGAAGGACCAGCTCAAGGGAGAGCGCATTCTGTTCCTCCCTCTTGGCCGGCTCCGCCTCCGGAGCTGCTTCAGCGACGTGACGGGTACGACGGCCGCGTCTGCGCCTATCTTCCGGCTTGGGCGCCTGAAGAACTTCTTCCGCACTCATAACAGATACCTCCGATGTCTCCAGCAGCTTGGCCAGCTCAATAGACGGAGCCTCATCCACTCCATCCGGCACAGCCTGGCAGTGGCCATTGATGTAATACACATTTCCTTCCGCATCCTTGATGTAGGAATTGACGTAGATGGAATTCCCGTCCTTGTCATTGAACGTCGTTTCGACGCCGGATAATTTCTTCTTTTCTTGCATAGGTTTAATGATTTATTTGGTGTTTAACTGTGTTCTTAAAAAAGAAGCGGTGAGAGCATTGGTCAGTTTTGGAATGTCCTTGCGTGAAAGTAATTATCTCTGCTCTCTCCTGGGGCGTCACGCCTGAGTTTCCGCTTCTTTTTGTTGAATGACTATTATGTCCTTTATCTTTTTACGCAGGACGGTGGCAAGGTCAAGAATATCCATTATATCTTTCCCATTTGCCTTTGAATCCCGTAACAGGCCAGCCACGAGACACTTTGACGGTTCCAGGGCTATAGCAATGATCTCCAATTCCGAAAGCGTAAGCTCTATGTCAAATATCTTTCCCATACTACGATACGACTGTTGTAGAACGTTTAATAAACAGCTGGGCGAATTGCACAGCCTCGGATGCAGCATCTTCAGGCTCTTTCTCGATGGCCTTGAGACCGCCCTTCCTCTCGATGGCT